TGCTTTTGGCGGGTGGCGGTAGGGCGGCAATGGCCTTTTCAATCAAGCCCATGACCGCACCTCCCATTTTCCAGCGTTGTCGACGAAGCGATTTACGGGGGCATACCATGCCAGTTCCGCCGTACCAGTACGCCCATGCCTGTTTTTAGCCACGTCGATGAAAAATTCCTGCGGTTCCGCTGGATTTCGTTGTGTTTCACTTTGTCCGTATTCGGGGCGATGCAGGAGCAAAACGCCGTCTGCATCTTGCTCGATTGCACCGGATGACCGAAGCTGTGAGAGTTTGGGGCGGGAATCTACGCTAGCGGTGGTGGCTTCACGGTTGAGTTGGCAGAGGGCAATAACCACACAATTCATGCGTTTGGCCATACGCTTCAGGTCGCCGGAAACCTGGGTGACGCGCTCGTATTCGCTCGCCCGCCTGTCTGCGGTGGACAAAAGCCCTAAGTAATCTACCATGACCACTTGAGCGTGGACATTCCGCGCCTGAATTTCCAGTTGCGGTACTGTCAGCGTTGGGACGGCCAGAATATGCAATTCCCGCTCTGCCAACACACCACAGGCGTTGATGATGGCAGCATCTTCCACCTCAGTGGTCTTGCCGAAAAGGAGCTTCCCGAAGGTGCAAGGGGCGGTTGAGAATGCCGCCACGCGGCGGGAGTTTAGTTCTTCGCCGGACATTTCAAGGGAGGCGTAGAGGACAGTTGTTTCCCGCGCTATCATATCGGCCAGAGCAATACCTAAGGCGGATTTGCCCACGCCGGGGCGGGCAGCAATGACATACAGGCCGCCTTGCGCGAAGCCTCCTAGGATGCCGTCCAGAGACGGGAAACCCGCTTTGACGGTCTTGCGCCTGCCCTCGTTGACCTCAGCGCGGAAACTCAGAAAGTCCCGTAGGCTGTCAAATGACGAACTTGCCGCATTGCTTCCCGATGTTTCAGACAAGCCGTCCAACGCCGCCCGTGCATCTGCCAGGAGCTGGGTCGTGTCCGCCCCCAGTGACAGAGAATCGGCCTGTAGCTTGTCGCCCAGCTCCCGCAGTTGCCGCCTCCGAAAGCCCTCTGTGACGGTCTGGGCGTATGCCTCCGCCCCGTTGCAGGATGGAACGGTGTTCATGCAGTCCACGAGGAAAGCGTTGTCCAAACCGGCCTCTCGCCCTACAGTCACGGGGTCAACTGGCTTGCCGTTATCCGCCAACTTGCAAGCCGCTGTAAAGGCCTTTCGGCACGGTTCACTTGCGAACGCCTCCGGGGTACTAATGCGTTCCCTAATTGTAGGCAGGCAGCGGGAATCAATCAGGAAGCAGCCGACGGCGCTGTATTCCGCTGTAGAAAAATCAAACAAGCGTTATGCCCCTCCCTTCATTGCCGCCTCAAAGGGGTCTTCCAGCGGCGCGAGGGTGTAGCCGCAATGTTCCAGCGCGGCGGGTGCCACAGTTGACTTTCCCTTGCTTGCCCAAGTTCGGACAGCTGCTTGCCATGACTTCATCGGGTTCCGCCCTACCTTCCAGCCTATGGCCTCGTAGTAGCTTACAAACCGCTCAGCATCCACATGATAGCCCTTTTCCTCACAGTAGGCCGCCACCATCGGAACCGTCGGAGGAACAAACCGCTTGCGTGCGGGCGGCTTGTCCGCCACATCCTTTGGAATAGGATTAGGATAGGACATGGAATGGATAGGAGGGGGATTCTGTTTAGTTTCGCTACATTCCGCTTCGTTTTGCTCACGCTCGCGGCCTTTTGCGTTCTGGGAATTTCCCTTGCAGATCTCAATATAGCGGTCTATCTGCCCTGCCACGGTTTGGAATGCCACGTCAACGGCTGGGTCATCCCCGGAATAAGTTTCCCCTCCGAACCGATACGCAAACGCTGCACGCATCAGCGCCCCAAACTGCGCGTCTGAAAATTTTCGGGTAATACTCACAATTTCCGGGAATAGCGTGAGCGTTTCTTGCTTCGGCCTCGCCATAAGTCACTGCTCCCTCGGTTCACGGCTCATGCGATCAAGCTGTTCCGCAAGCGCGGTGACATTGACCATGAATCGGTTCCCGACTTTGATTCCTGGGCAAGTCCCCGCTGCGACCATGAGCCTGATCCGATATTCCGGGAGAATTCCCGTCGCCGCGGTTTGGCGGATGGTTTTAAGTTCCAGCATAAAATTTCCTCCGTTATCTTACGAAAATGTTGACTTCCGTCTAATTAAATGATACAATAAAAACGCGAATAAATAAAACAGTTTTTAAAGTTTTTAAAGTTTAATTGGAGGTGCAAAATGTCTAGACCGAAGGGAGAAATTAAAGGTTTAAGGTGTAAAAGGTTGAAAGAGATAATCGAACGCGAGGGGGTTAAACAAAACCAACTTAGTGAAGAAACTGGCATATCACAGCAATCAATATCCGCAATGGTGCAAGGAAAAGCGAATGTTACAGAAACAACAGCAGAGATTATAGTGAAAAGATTTCCAGAATATAGTATAGAGTGGCTTTTAGGTTTTTCCGACTATAAAAACAACGCTGAGAAATTCAGAGCGGTCATTTCCCAAGCGCAGCATGAAGGGGATTTATTGTTAACAGGTTTATCCGCATTTGCACAGTTGGCAAACTATCAAATCGACGTAACTTCACCGATGAAGGAGATTGATACAGTCGAAGCGGCTTTGAAAATGATAGTAGGCGGTTATACAATTTCGCATGACGGTGTATCAATCAAACTTTCACTTGAAGAAATGAACGCTTTTGAAAATGAGGTGTGCGACTTTGTTGAATTGCAGCTTAAACACTTATTTAAGCGGAAAGGTGGACAATAATGGCTAACATTCAAGAACGCCGGGACAAGTCCGGCAAGCTGATTTCCTACTCCATCCGGGTTTTTCGTGGCCGTGGGGCTGATGGGAAGCAACTCAAGCCCTTTACAGCCACCTTTGATGTTTCCCCTACATGGACAGAAAAAAGCGCAAGAAAAAAGGCTGAGGCTTTCGCCGCAACCTTTGAAAAGCAGTGCAAAGAGGGAACCGCCACCGATACCCGCCAGACCTTTGCAAGCTACTGCGATTATGTAATTGACCTGAAATCCCAACGGGGCGTGAAGCACTCCACCACCGTCAGGTATAGGGAACTGACCACCCGGATTTATCCCGCTATCGGGCATATCAAATTGAAAGACTTGCGGGTTGACCACCTGAATACCCTTTACACCGATTTGTCAAAAAATGGCATAAGAAAAGGCGGTGAACGCGCCACCGCCAAAATAGACCTTGCTGCCTACCTGAAAGAAAAGAAACTGAGCCGGGCGAAGATAGCCGAAGATTCCGGCCTTGCCGCTTCCACTGTTTCCGCTATGGTCAAGGGGAAGCCCGTCAGCCTGCAAGTGGCTGCCGCTGCTGCCGGGGCTATGGGGGTCAAGCTGGAAAAAGTGTTTACCATTGAAGCGGACAACCGCCCGCTGTCCGCAAAAACAGTGCAGGAACACCACCGGCTGATCTCCACCGTTCTGGAACAGGCAGTAAAAGAGGGGCTTGTACCGTTCAACGCCGCCAGCCGTGCCGATCTGCCCAAAGTAGAGCGTAAAGAGGTCAACTATTTCCAGCCGGAACAGGTGGCGGCTATCCGGGAAGCGTTGGAGCAGGAGCCAATCAAGTGGAAATGCCTTGTGCATCTGTTTCTCATTACGGGCGCACGCCGGGGCGAAATCCTCGGTCTGAAATGGGATAAGGTAGACTTTGAAGCAAACAGAATTTATATTTGCAGCAGCATCCTGTATTCTCCCGATATCGGGATTTACGAAAGCACACCGAAGACGGAACGGTCGAAACGGTTCATCGCCCTGCCGGTGGAAACGATGCAGCTTCTGCGAAAATACAGAACATGGCAGACCGCCGAACGCCTCCGTCTGGGGGAATACTACGGCAATCAGGACTTTGTTTTTGCTCAGGACAACGGGAAGCCCATGCACCCGGATACGGTCACGGACTGGTTGAAAAAGTTCGCTGTCCGCCACGGGCTGCCGCACATCAACCCCCATGCGTTCCGCCACACAATGGCCTCCATGCTGTATTTCAACGGCGTGGACAGCGTCAGCATTTCCAAACGCTTAGGACACGCTCAGGTTTCCACCACTGCCAACATTTACGCCCATGTGATGGAAGCAGCAGACCAACAAAACGCGGAAATTCTATCGGAAATATTTTTGAAGAAAGCGTGA